ATAGTGAAAGCGTAAGTAAATTACAAAACGGGGAAATAAGTGGTATTAATTTAACCGACTCTAAAAATAATTTAATAAGCATTAATGTTGCAAATGGTCGCATTTTTGTTAAAAGAATACCGACCTGGCCGGGTTCTCCTGCTATAGCAGGCAAGGGAACACCACCAAAGCAAAAAAGTGGGGGTAGAGTAAAAGGAGCTTCTTTAACCCAAACTCCGACCGTAGTTAAAAAGCCTCAGCAAAAAGCTGCTACCGTAGTTAAAAAGCCTCAGCAAAAAGCTGCTACCGTAGTTAAAAAGCCTCAGCAAAAAGCTGCTGCTTCTGCTGCAGGAAAACAGGTAATTAAGTTCCCGGGAACACCACCAAAGCAAAAAAGTGGGGGTAGAGCGAAAGGTGCTCCTTTAAGTCAAACACCAGGAGCGGTTAAAAATCCTCAACAAAAAACAGTATCTGAATCTCAATTCCAAAATACCGTTCGTGAGGTATTAAAAGAGTTTTACGAAACAAGCAAATAATAAATGTGTGCAGCTCTAGCAGTACAGCAGTCAATACTCAATAAGAATAGAAAAGACAAGTTTATACTTGTCTTGAATTTACCCTCTATACTTAAAAGAGTTAATAAAGCAGATTCGAACGACAGATCTACTGATACTTTAAACCTTGACAGTTTACAATATTCTATATTTGGTTCAGTAGTACCTGAATCAAAAATACCTGAAGTTGCAGTTCCGTATGGCGCCCAAGTCCCTAAAGTAACAAGTTATGCACGCGCAGCATATGCACCGTTAACTGTTAACTTTACTGTAGACAACCAATTTAATAACTGGTGGGTACTTTGGTATTGGTTAAATGTTATTAATAATTCTAAGCAATCTACATATAATGCTGATCAGCTAAATCCTACTACTGCATTAAAAACTAATCTTGCAGATTATCAGGCAAATATAACTGTGTACGGATTAGATGAGTATAATAACAAAAAAATACAATGGGATTATACAAATGCGTTTATAACTAATTTGGGGGAGATCACATACAATTATAGAGATCCCGACCAGATGGATTCCTCTTTTACTTTTGCCTTTGGACAACTAAACTGTCAATTACTTGACTAAAGTCGCGGTTTTGAGCCTCGATTTGCATAAATAATATTAGAAACTTTAACCATATGGCATCACTACGTACTATTCAATCTCCAGGTGTTGAAATTCGCGAAATCGATCTTTCAACAAGAGCAGTAACTCCAGTCGGTACTAATGTATTAGTAACCGGCTTTGCTCCGCAAGGACCAACATACGAAATCGTCGAGCTTTCATCTCTCAGTGAGTTTGAAACTGTATTCGGTACCCCTACCAATGCTGCTGAACGTTACTTCTACTATGCAGTACGTCAGCTCTTTGTAGCCGGTAACAATCCAACTATTAAAGCAGCTCGTCTTCCATATGGTAGTGGTACCGGTGAAGGTACTGCAAGTAATTACAGTGCTCTTGCATTCCCAGTATTACCAATCCCGACAGATACTTCTACATACGGTACAGCAGCTGCAGTTGCAGGCGCTATTCCGCTTAGCTCTGCACAAGGTTATTTCTTCGGTGAACCAGCATTAGTTTCTCTTACTGAAGATCAATACACAACTATTTCACAAGGTAATTTTAGCTGGGCAACCACTTCCGGTAATGCAAGCTTAAGCAGCTTCTTACTTTCTGGTGCAGGTACTATTAACAGCCTTAGCGCTGCTGGTATGGTTGTAGTTAACACTTCTAAGTCAACCGTAAATGAAAAGTTTGAAGGTTATTATTTCAACCTTTCCGATAGTTATAGCAACAATCCTGCTACTAACTATGATGACGTAGTACTCGTTAATACTATTGGTAGTAACTACTTCCAAAATAATACTCTTGCAAGCAATACTAACTATACAGTATTAAGCGGTAATAACCCACGTATCGGATTTGCTCTTAGCGCTACATATAATTCTGGTATTGATAGTATCTCTCAAGTAATTGAAGATATTCCAACCTTCAATATTGCTGCTTCTGGATTTAGTGACACCTTAATTGCAGGTCTCTTTAGAGTGCGTCCTTCTCCGTTCAGCCCAACCTCTACCACTCTTCAATATGTAATACAAGAAGGTTATACCGGTTCGCTTTATGCAAGCCGTCAAGTACAAGATCCACTTGCAGGTAAGCCATTATCATTCTTCTTACAAACTGTAATTAACGATAATTCTAATAACCTCGCAGTTTACGTAAATCCAAATATTTCGAGCTATACAAACTGGCTTGATGCTAATGGCAATTCTACAAAGACTGTAAGAGTTCTTAAGACAACTACTACTGCAGATCTTGCAAATGATATTGCAACTCTCAGTTCTACACCAGGTAATCAAACTTATAACTTCGCTCTTAGTGCAACACCTTACCTTGCAGTAAAGCCAGCATTCTTCAATCCTGCTAATAAGCTCTACGCTCTTGGCACATATGCAGATAGCTTACCGCTCAACTCACAAAAGGTAATTGGTAACGTAAGCGCAAAGCTTGAATACGTTCTTAATGCTGCTGAAAACCCAGATCTAGTTGCACTTGACATTACTGTTGATGCAGGTCTTTCTACAATTCATGCAGGCATTCAAACAACCGGTCAAGCTGAATTCGATGATACGTTTGTAAACACTACACTTACAACACAACTCGCAGCTCTTACCGCTTCTGACGGCAACCCAGTAAGCAACACACTTGTAAACAGCTGGAATGCAATCACCAATCAATTCGATACCTTTGCACGTAGTCGTCGTAAGGATCACATCTTTATCTCTGACCCACTCCGTTACATCTTCGTAACTGGTATCAATTATAAGACTCTTGACGACAAGACTAAGAACTTCTCGCAAAACATCTATTGGCCAATACGCAACAGCTACGCTGCATTCAACAGCAGCTACTCTGTAGCATATGGTAATTGGGTACGTACCCAAGACCTTTACAGCTCACAAAACGTTTGGTTACCGTTCTCTGGTTATGCAGCAGCAATGATTACCAATAGTGATGCTAACAACTACCCATGGACTGCACCAGCTGGTCTTAACCGTGGTCAAGTTGTAGGTGTTAATGACTTAGGTGTAAATCCACAGCAAAAGCAACGCGATTTACTCTATAAGGTGTCTGTAAACCCTGTAGTGTTCTTCCCTAACGAAGGCTTTACAGTATTCGGTCAAAAGACCTTACTCAAGGCTCCAAGCGCATTCGATCGTATTAATGTACGTCGTCTCTTCCTCTTCTTGGAAAAGACTGCACTTCAAACCATGAGATTCTTCGTATTTGAGCCAAATACTACATTCACTCGTAGTAGAGTAATCAATACCTTAACACCAGTATTTGAACTTGCTCGTAACACTCAAGGTCTTTTTGATTACTTGATCGTATGTAATGAAACTAATAACACCCCAGATGTTATCGATGATAACACCCTTGTTATTGACATCTACATTAAACCGGTTCGTACTGCAGAGTTTATCTTAGTAAACTTCTACGCTACTAAGACTTCACAAAACTTTAACGAACTCTTACAATCCTAATAACCTAAGTATTTTATAACATATGGCACAATCAATACAAGACTTCTATAGAGTAGCACAAGAAAGAGGATTCGCGCGGGATTTCATGATGAGAGTCATCTCTATTGGTGATACTGCATTCAACGAAGACGACTTTGTATATATTACTACAAAGAAACTTCCAGATAGAGCAATCGCAAATCAACAAGCAATCTATCACGGTTTAAAGTTTAACATGCCTGGAACCGTTGACTACAAGGGTTCCGAAGCATGGACTGTTAAGTTCCGTAACGATAAAGAAGGTATTATCCGTAGAAAACTTGAAAATTGGCAAATTAATACCATTTTCAATGATGAAACCACTACTGGTGATCTTTCTCTTCGTGGTAGAGATAAAGTTATTCAGCTTAACTTGATAGACGAAAGCCAAAACGTACTTAACACATACAAGCTTTTCGGGGTTTATCTCGTAAGTTTAGGCACTGTAGATTATGATGCTGCTGGCGACGGTAAGCCAACAGAATTTGAAGCTACACTAGCTTATAGCTTCTGGAGACACGAATAATACATTAAACAAGCCTCGCGAAAGCGGGGCTTTTTTATTGCTCGGACATTAAATATTAATAATGCCCGGTATACAGGAATTCTACCAAACAGCTACTAATAAGGGTTTTGCTCGTAAAAACCTTTTTAGAATTACCCGTATAAATGACGGTAATAAAGATATATACATACCTGACTCTTCTGGTAACTTATATCTTTACGCAAAAACCGGCACTATACCTAGCCGTGTTATAAAAAGTACTACTTTAGATTATAAAGCATTTAAGCTTAATATACCTACGGTAGCTGAGTACCCGGAAAGTCAAAACTGGTCAGTAGAGTTTTTTAGTGACGACGAATACACATTAAGAAATTTATTTGAAACCTGGTCTAATCAATCATTTGATGAGCATACTACCACTACCAGTGCTAAATGGTGGAATAGTAGTATAGAAATGGTAGTTTTAAAAAATAATACTACTAAAGGTGGTACTTTAAGTAATGAAAGATTTGCTAAAAAATATACTCTCAGAGGAGCTTATCCCGCTAGTATAGGCAATATCGGTTACGATGTGTCTGACAGTGGCACAATTGTAACTTTAAATCTTAATCTAGGGTTTCAATACGTAATTTCAGAATCCTTACCATAAGTATTACTATGGCAGTTAACAATCAAGGTATACAAGATTTTTATTACCAAGCACAAACAAGAGGGTTTGCGCGCGACTTTCAATTTAGAATTACTCAATTTAAAGTTAATGACGGCATAATTTTAAGCCCGGCTGATTTAGTATTTTTAAAAACTGCTAATGTGCCAAGCAAAACTATTACCACCGTACAGGCTCCTTTTATGGGGCTAGATTTTCAAATACCTGGTACGGTAAAGTTTGATGGTAATGCAAACTGGCCAGTAAAATTTTATTGCTCGCAAGATTATAATATAAGAAACACTCTCGAGTCTGCGATGTATGATACTTTTGATCATCAAACTTCTACAGGTAGAGCAATGACCCCTCGAGATTTAAGAGGTAATATTATTGAAATGGCTTTAGTAGATGACCAATTAAACCCAATTAGAACCTATACTCTGTATGGAGCATTTGTTACTAAAATTGAAGATATCGGTTACGATTTAACTAAAAACGGCGGTATTCAAGAAGTAGGTGCTTCTATTGCTTATCAATATTGGGAAAGCACACCTACAACAGGTATTGCGGTCGGTATTGATATACGCGGTATCGGTGGGGTAGGAGGCGTTATTGGTGGAGCTGTAAGCAGTATTGCAAATAGCGTAGTACGTATCGTTACTAATAAAACTGTATCTAAGATTCTTAAAGGTCTCGGGGGAGGTTAATAAATGGCAACGCTGATAGGTCCTAACTCAGTTACGGACATTCCTAATCGTGGTAACGGTTCGGATATTGCTTCGTTTATTGATTTTTTAGGCAACCCCGATACACAAATACCTTTAGATTCTAATTTCTTATTAGTTTTTGAATCTAATACTATATTACCGCCAGCTCTGCTTAATCCTTTTCCAGTAGGACTTGAAAACGGTTATTGGAAAGTAGATAACGTTAAGAGAGTGTTAACTAACATAATAACTAAAAAAAACAATAATGCGCCTTTGCAAGGCCAGGCAAGTATGTTTGTACATGCTTTTGATGTTCCTGGAGAACAAATAGCGGCTGCCCGGCCAGGTACATTAGCTAGTAGTAGTAGCTTTCGTTCCGGGGTAGTAACAGGCGAACGCACTCAATACGGCCCAACTATAGATTTAGGCATTTTAGAAACTAATAAATCTTTTACAGAATTTGTTATAAGACCGTGGATAGCGTTAGGTGCCCATTACGGTCTATTCACCCGTTTAGAAAATTCCCCTCAAAACGTTAAAACGAATATAACAGGTATATTATTTGACAGGAACAATAAAAACCAAGTACGTAAAGTTTATAGATTCAGCGGCGTGGCGCCAGTTTCGATATCAGGTAGCAACTACGCTTACGGTAAAAACGATAGCAGAATAGATAAGGTCTCGTTTGTATATAATAATTTCGGCATTGCAAGTTCTTATAGTGGGCTTCTATAGCAAATTAACTTTAAGTTTATAATTAAACTTAATGGCGTTTAAATATGGTATAAAATTACCAGGTAAGAATAAGAAAATTTGGATAAAAGAAATTACATCCAAATTATATAGAGATTTAGTTAAATCCCTTTATAACAACGATACAACCGAGTTTTTACAACATCTATCTTATATAATTGAATACGTTTATCCCGGGATAATACAGGAGGATCTTAACGTTGTTGATAAGGTCTTAATCTTACTTCACACCCGAGGTATTTGTATTAATCCCGATCTTAAGCTTAAAGCGAAATGCCCTAAAACCACTAAAGAGTTTGAATGCACTGTACGTATTGAGGATTTAATAAGTAGGCTTGAAAATATAGATTATACCCGGGTAATAACATACGAAAACATACAAATAACTCATACTGTAGTTAAAGTAAAAGACGAGTTACAGTTCATTGATATTACAGAGGAGAAGTTTTTTTCAGCCCAATTAGCAAGCTCTATAGACAATATTAAGGTAGATAAAGATGTTTTATTTTTTAAAGAACTTACTTTTGAAGAACGTTTAGATGTAATAGAAAGACTACCACTAGTACTTGCCGCTAAAATTTATGAGTCGATTGATGCCGTTGAAAGTAACCTTTCTCAAATAAAATTATTAACAGTTAAATCTCCTTTTACTGGAGAATATATAGTTGACTTACCAGTATCAACTAATGTAAAAATATTACTCGAGTTTTGTAAGCTTATTTTTAACGATGATTTAGGTAATTTATACCGAATTACTTTTAATTTGGTTAATAAGGGTAATTTTACTCCTGAATATGTTGAACAAATTACCCCAGCCGAACAGCTTTTATATTGGAATTATCTAGTGCAACAATCTCAAAAAGAACAGGAAGCATATGATTCAGCTCAAAAAGGCAATAATTCCTCGACGCCAAACTATGGAGGTCAGCCTCTCGGTAAAGAACTACCAAGCGAATTCACTGGATAATTAAATTCATTTTATAAGTTATATTATAATGACAAACAACTACAACACCATTCTCAATGTATTAGATACTATTAATAAAGAAGTTAATGTATCGGTTTACGTACCAAGTTTAAAAAGAG